GACAACGCGCGAAACTACCTGCTGTAGCTTTAGGTGTGTAATCTGTATAAGATCAGCAAAAGGAATCATTCGTCTTACCAAAGACTCAACAACACCTTTATACATTCGAGGTGCACAAGCTACATAGTTAGGAAGCGCATATTGATTGGCCGAGTTAGGGCGGACCATGTTCTTCATCATATCCCACTTGAGGATAATATTGGTCCCCATGACCATGACGCCCTCATACCAAACATCAATTCTTTTCTCTACTTTTTCAAAGTTGCCCTCCTCCATCATCTCTTCTGGTGGATTAAACTGATCGTCTTTTTCTACTGTCTTAAATGCACCCTCACTTATTTTTTTCTTTTTGTATACAAAGCTGTTAGTGGTCTTGTAATTGAAATATAAAAGTGTACAAGTATCTCGTGCGAACATACTATTCTCATACATAGCGGCCACGTTGTAGTAGTCATACCATGATTGACTGTACTGAGAAATCTCTTCAAGATCTTCTGTAGTAAGATCAGGATTTATTTTTAATACCTCTGATATAGGAATGGTTTTTAACTCTCCCCAGTAGAAGCAATCTCTAAAATATGGGTCCTCTGTGTAGCTATACACGACATGCGCCGGATCAACATACTCAACACGTACACCATCTCCTTCTTGAAATGTATGCTTACACATTCCTAACCCTAATGTTGTAATATCGTAATCAACTCTCTTTCTAATATCTGAATAATGATTTTCATCCAAAAGAGTGTTTATTGCTACTTCACTTGCTACCTCTATAGCAGGCTTGTAGTTCATCTGCATGTAAAGTTCAAGTTCCGTATCACTTTCTGGAAGCTCTTCAGGATCTACCTCAAAAAGATCAACTCCAAACTCGTCAGCGATTTTGTCAAACAAGGGTCGAGATATCATATTTTTCTCAACTTTAGTTTGGAACTCGTTTCTCTTCTCTGCCGACAATGCATCCTGCGCATAGCACTTAACATCAAACAATCTGTCTGACATACCATTAACCACAATATCAACAAACTTAGGTATGATAGGAACCGGTGTCCAGTCCAGGTTTAGATAACTTAGATCACCGTCAATAGCAAGCTCGTTCTTGTACTTACCTACCGACTGCTCACCTCGAGCATATAGGCGAAGCCTGTGAAACTCCCTAAACTGATTATAAAATCTGCAGGACAAACCGTCCCGTCTGAACCATTCATACTGAATAGCCTGTCCTATCTGTAGACCAAACTCCTCTTTCTTTTTGTCTGCATCCGAGACAAATTGATCAGGGAAGGCCGCAGACTTAATGTCGATCTGGATTCCTTTCATTTAATAAGTTGGCTTACTGAACTATTATTATTATACCTGGCAAAATTAATACTTATTTTTGATTTCTGTTTGGTGGGCGTGTATAGATGCTTTTGGTTAGCCATTATAGCCAATCCTGAACTGATAGCTGCATCATACTTAGTCCGGTTGTTAATATCAAACTTTGCCCAATCCTCTAATGTATTAGTGAAATACATTGTTCCCATATCATCTGATTCTCTAAAAGATCCTGACATGTCAATTCCTATATGCTTTTCAATGTAAGACTCTATAGCGGCCGCGTGTGCTTGCTTTACGTCCTCAGATGAGTTAGGTATACCTCCAAGTTCTTTCTCGGTCTTAGAGAGCTTGTTATAGGCCTTGTCGGGCCTGTTTATTGAGAAGCCTCTATACCCTCTATTCTTTAAATGATATAGCAAGCGAGGCTTATTGTTCTCTGCAAGTATGGGCATTCCATAAAACACACAGGCCATAAGAACCTCCTCAAAGAATATCTCTGCTGTCTGTGGTCGTGCGATGTACTCAAGAAAAAACTCATTGCTCGGCGCATTATCCATATTGAACTTGGTCAGTCCGTGTAGTGCACCATTAGACCCCTTGCCTACTACCACCCCTGAGATGTCGTAAGAGTCACAGCCAAAACAGCCGAGGTGCTCATTGCCGGGATGTCTAACTCCGTTACGGATATCCACTCTGTTTTGTAGTTGTGGTGGCGGTGTCCAGCTTACCAGGAAGCGGCCACTCTTATTGGGACTCCATACAACCTTACTGTCTTTAATTCCGTTCTGCCACGAGAAAGAACCGCGTGTTAAGTGGTGTGCTGTGATCAACGAATCATTATAGTCAATCTGCTGATAGATCTTTGTAAGATTAAATATAGATGCTTTACTTTCATCTCTAAACGCATGTGACTCACTACGAGGGAACTGCCGGTAAAACTCATTAAGGGCATCAGGATCTGAGCCAAGAGAATCTACCTCATTGTTCCAGTAGCTTATTGCCCCCTGATATATATCTTCACCATCCACACCCACTACAGCATCGTTGGGTGTATGAAACACCGGCATACCATATCGATCAATATATCCCTCGAAGTTCCACTCCATAGGTATAAACAATGAGTAAAGACCGCTCTTGGTTTGCCCGTTAGCGTTTCTTTTTCTTGGATCCGAATCCATGTATAGCTTCTTGAAGTTATTACCTCCCTTGTCAAGAGCGTTGGACGTAGAGCCCATCATACATTTACCGATAACCTTACTACCCAAACGTAAACAGGTTTTAGTTACACGCCAGTTGTTTAGAATATTCTCAGGCTTCTCCCACTTACCACTCTCATCATGCAGCAACAACTTCAACTTCTCACCATCATAACTGTTATCGGATGTGTTCTTCCAGTCAATAGTTGTATCAAGGCCCTCAAGCCTCTCCTCATCTATGTCGTACATGTTCTTCTTTGTGATCTTGGATGCCGGTACTCGATAAGCTAACTCTGTCTTTGGCTTATCCATACCATCTTGGATAGGCTTGAAAAAGAATGGATAGTTATTGGATATGGGGACCACCTTGTCGGTGAACATCTTCTTTGCATCGGATCCAGTCTTAGATAGTATACCAACACGAGCATCTTTAGTTATTGTGGCCTGGTTCACACCCTCACACGAACTCATGAACGAAAATCCCGAACGCCTGATCTTTAGATAGCACATCCCAAAGCTGCGTATATCTGCCTTGCATGCCTCCCAGTATATGTAGAATATTCTATTAGCCTCACGAAAGTCCGGGTGCCCAACATCTATCTTTGTCCACTGCAGGTACATATAGTGTGTGCCTGTAATATAAGTTGGCGTGCCATTATTGTAGAACCAGAAACCTTGCTCCCTGCGATCAAACTCTTTCTCAATGTAATCAACCCATCGATTCTTAAATTGATCCGGCGCCTCATGCCACTGGAATATAGAAGATATGCGACTTAACTCTTTGGGGTACTCAAAGCCTTCCCAGTATTGATCTACTTTAGTATCGCTTCGCTTGTAAGTGTTCTTTGGTTTTGCAGGCAGCGCTATCTTAACGCCATTGATCTCATACACCTCTCCTACCGTTCCATTTTTAGATATGACCACAACATCATACTTCTTGTTGTAACCATACTGCCATGTATGCGCCTTATTCTTATTTGATAAGACGCTCTTTGGTATGTAGTCATTGACTACTCGATAGATGCTATTTTGATCTTGACTCTGCAAATCCTTTTGGTGTATTACTTTTCTTTTCTAACGTATTGCCATTAAGCATGGCGCTTTCGTTTTCTATTCGTGTTAGTATCTCAAAAGCATCAAATATGGCAAGCTTCTTTGTGGCCGCTGCATTCTTTAACCGGTCAGCAGCCAGCTCATCATCCTTGTCATACTTAATAATATCCTCTTTGGCTACCTTTACAAGTTGCCTCACTGCCTTGTAGCCGGCTTCAATAATGCTCTTCTTAATTTCTGAAGTGTCTATTGTATTCATCTATAGCTTTAGTTTAATGTTTGATGTAAACATGCGATATAGCTTTTCACCGTCAACCTGAAACGCATATTCACTATCAGGCTCAAACGAAATAGTATCACCTTCTTTTAGCCCTTTGCTTTCCAGCTCCTTATTAATATACTTAATTATTCCGACTAATGGCTCTTCACCAGCCTTGAAGATAAAAGACTCCTTAGCATCAACCGGCTTTATGAAGCAATACTTACCATGGGCCTTCCACTCGTTGTCCTTCTTGTATAAAAAGAACTGTTCGTGATCTATAAAGAAAAGATCATCCTTGAAAAAGCTACGACCGCTTTTCTCCCTGCCTTTCATGTCATAGAAGAACTTAAATACGTTGTGATGGACAAGCAAGGTGTCCCCCACACCAATAGGCCCATCATAGTTGATGGGTGTCTCTACTACAGTTGCAAATCTGTTTGATGCCTTATAATCTTCCTGAGATACGCTTGTGACGAAATCCATTCCGCCAATGTTTTTAATGTTGTCGTATCTCCGGTTATTGTAAGGTCTTACAATAAAATCCGTTGGTGACTTCATTAAAAATTGATATTAAACTCTAAAGATATTGGTAATGTCTTGCGGAACTCCTTCCACATAAAAACTTCTTCATCTTTTTGGATCCATATCTTATAGGACTCCTCATCGGATTGAATAAGATGTATTCTGTGTGAACCACCCAGGACATCCTGTCCTACAAGGTAGTGCATGGCTCCGGACTTGTAGTCCGCGCCGATTGATATTTTACGAATATCCATTTCATTATGATTGACTAAATTTAATATTGATTCGACCTTGATACTTAGGTGAAATTACGGAAATACTCACTGTTTGTCTGACCGTAAAAAACAATCCATACCCCGCATCTAAAGTAGTGTTGGCTCCCGTAAGAGTAGCAGATGATGATGCCAGCGTATTTAATGCTGGCGTAACAGTTGATTGAGCTACCAATACAGCTGCCGCATTAACATTTTCTTGAACCTTCCATAGCGAAAGTTCGAATGTAATAGCAGAATCAGTGATTACAGAAAAATCTACTGAACATACTGTTGGCACATCAATAGAAGATGCGCATGAACCTGCCTGGCCATTTGCAAATATAATCCCTGCAAAATAATCTATATCGCTGTAACTGCCCGCTGTTGGAGACGTAGTCGAAAGATTGTTAGTGGAAGATGTTGCTTTAGAGCTGAAGTCAGTTCCATCAATACCCAAAAAGCTGAAGTAAACGTTTTGGTTCATTGTGACACCATCATTGCAAAAAGTATATGTCTGAGCAAATCCTCCACCGTTGCCGGCCCATGTTCCATCTCCTTGAAGGAATGTACCTGCTGTACCTCCTGCTGGCACATGACCAACGTTTGATCCTCCAGCATAAGCGTTTGACGTTACCTGTACAGCTCCCGATGTAGGGCTGATGGTAAGAGGCGTTCCCGAAGAAGTGGCTGGTGTTTGAGCAGTTACTGAGCTAACGCCTGCAGTGGATGCCCATGCAACACCTGACCCTGTGCTTGTTAGAACCTGACCCGATGTTCCTACAGATGCTCCGTCATATAGAGTACCTGTAAGAGCAACACCTGCGGTGCCAGCTGCTGTTCCTGTTGCAGAGAATGTGTTGTTTCCACTCCATACGTTAGTACCGGCAGATGTAATGTTTGCAGTTGCATCAAACGTAGTAGCGCTCGCCCCTACGAAACTAATGCCCACTGCAGTTGCTGTGTTGCCGGCAGTAAGTACCTGCTGAATAGTCGGTGTGGACGCAGTTGGCAATGTTCCCCACTCAACACCAGTCCCGGCTGCATTAATGGTTAATATTTGACCTGCGCTACCTGTTGCCCCAGAGTAATCACTAAGAGTAGTTGTTGCTCCAAAGTTTAAGGTTGTGCCAAGGTTGATCGCGTCTGATGATGTAATGCTTGATCCAACAGCAAGAGTCATGTCAACTCCATTGCTAAGCTTTAATGCTTTGCCAATGCCGCTCATGTCAATGTTGCCGGTAATAAGAATACGCTGTCTAAGTCACAACAGCTTACCGAAGGTGAGGCTATCCATTGTAGCCCAGATCCGGTAGATGAAAGAATCTGCCCAGCAGTACCGACACCATTAGATGCGGTTAAGGTTGTTGGGGTAATAGTTCCTACTACAGTTATGTTACCCGTAAGAGATAGGTTTTGAGTGGCAGTATTACCAGTATCTAATACAGATTGAAGACCCTGAGCAACACCGCCCGCGCCAGATACGGAGCTCACAAGAAACGTTACCGTTTTATTGTTATCACTAACATCAGTTCCAATAAGAAGGTCTTCCGATGCGGGGGTTACCGTAGGGTATACTGTAGTATTTTCTATTTTAGCCATTGTCTTCTTTCTGCTTTACTTCGCCTGTCTCCAGGTTGATTACTGCGTTTTCTCCGTACTTTTCCATCAAGCCTGTCTCAAGGTCTTGAAAGCTTTTTCTTATGGCTTCAGTCTTCAGACACAAAGCGTGTTCCTGTAGAGCAATATCTCCAAGCTGGCTTTTAATCTTATTAAATTCAGCGTGTAGACCCTGAAGCTCCTGTAATTCTTTTTCTGCGATTTTAGTCATGATGTTAAATTAAATTTCAATAATGCAAATATACTAAAAGTTGATCAAGGCTTTTTACTTGCCCTGACCTTTGTACTTCTTTACGTAATTTTTGCTTGTCTTAATAGAGCTCGTTTTTGATTTAGCGTGAACCCCAGGACGCCTTTTCTTTCCTTTGTAATCGTAAAACGATTCTAATTTACGTGGCATTTACTTACGTACCTTTTCTATTGATCGACCTCCGAAGTAAGCGCCAATAACTGTGATAAGAACTATCTGTAACAGGTCGGTCCATTTCTCTTCTACGTGGAAGTTGAACTTGCCGGCATCAATAAATATCAATAGAACTGTGCTAAGAACTAAAAATATAAGCACCAATGGTCTAACATTTTTGCTTAGCCAGGAATCGCTGATCATATCCGCCTTCCATCGCTTAGTAACGTTAAGCTGCATATCAGCCTCCGCTTCGATGAAAAGCTTTTTGAGATTCATTTCGAACTCTTGCTTCTCTTCTTTAGTAAGAACAAATCGATCAACTAAGTTTCCTATACCGTCTCCGATTTGCTTACCTCCCTTTGCTCCAAATATTTTTGATAAAAATGCCCCCATGGTGTTTTACTTTGAGGATTCTTTGAATTTATATAGTGTAAATCCTATGGCTAAGATTAAAGAAATCATCTGCAACATCTCATTACAATCTGTCAGCGTCAACCCCAGTGCTCCTCCATTCGCCGTGACAACCTGTACGGAGTCTCTTATTGATTCATTCATTTTACGAAAATATAAAATTTATTTTACAAATTTTTCAATCCACTATGCTCATCATCCAACAGATATCCAGCATCAATAGCTTCCTGCGCTGTAAGACCTGTGATTCCATCTAATACATCTCCTGTATCAAACTGCTGCGGCTCATCTTCCCACGCAAGAACATAGGTTGGGTTCACTGAATTAGGAAACCAATCAAAAGCATATAAAGTTGTACGCTCATCTCTTGGAGGAGCATTTAAATCGTATATATCTAAACTTGCTTCAATAACAGCCGCTTCATCTGGGAATGGACCAAAGAATATCATCTCTTGCATCAAAGCAACAATACCACCCCCTGAGGTCGGGTAACCCATAAGAGCTTCTACACCCAATGTGTTTGCTGTTCCGCTCGCATCTGTTGACCCATTAATTATGCTTGTAACTGTACCACTTAATGACTTAACCTCACTTAATACATAATCGGTTCTAATGTTAGTAACCCCATCTATGCGTGGATTAACTCCATCTTCATAGTCAATACGAAATCCATCGTGCTTTAATGCTGCTCCTGCTGTATGTGCGTAGTACGCTCGTCCACCACCGACAGCAGGCTGATAAAATACAATGAAGTTATGTACTGCGTTGATTGAAGAAACAGCTAAAAATTGATTTGAAGGATTACCTAAGTCGGCATCTTGTGTTACAGCCGGTTTACCTCCCTGTGTTTTAATAGTGCCATTAAATACAATGTGCCCTTGTAAACTACTGTTTGTTTGAACACCATCATTTGAACTACCACTTTGGTCGTACCACTTTACCACATATCCACTATTGGCTCCCACAAAAGTGGTTAGTGCTGATGTGTCTAAATTGCCGTCAACATCAAAACCTATATCCTGTTCAGAGTTGTCTGAACTTCTTCTTACTCTAATTGAAGAGCCTGCGTATGATGATGATAATTTTCTAACTGAATAAGCCGCTTCTATGCCTGCTCCATACAGGTCAAGTAATAGTGTTCCACCCGCTCCACCTGATGCTAATCCTGCGCGTGTTTGAAACGTGCCGCCTGCTATGCCTATGCCTATCCCTGTGGACATATTACCAGAGAGCTATAATATCAGTGGCTGTGGTGGTGTCATCTACCCTAACCACTTGAACCGGAAGGAACGCTGCATCGGGTATGTTTTTAAATGTTAGCTCAGTTACTGAACCGGCAGGTATGTCTTTATCTGATGCCGTTTGAACAACAACATCTCCTGTAGCTCCAACAAAAAGCACACATCCATTAGACGGAGCGTTAAAAATAATATAATTGTCAGTTGCTCCGCCAGCTGAACTTGGAGATAAAGCAAGGTTTAGATTGTCTGTAACGTCACTAACAAAATAAGCTTTCTGCGCAGTAGTATTGTACACGATCGCATTCTTTTGAATACCTGCAGAAGTGAATGTTGTTCCCACATCAGTCAATGTTCCAGCTACACTAAAATCTGCTGTGCCACTTAATACCTCTGTAGATGGATCAGGAATAGGAACAGTAGCACTTTTAATTACTGCTAACCCCGATGATGTCTGTAGTTTTTGATATGCCATAATTTATTATCGTTGATATGGGAATAATCTGTTTAATGTATCTCTTCTTTGGCCGCATCCGCAGTCCTTGCCAGTAGCCTTTGCCACAGTATCTACGACCTTTTTAATTCCTGTAGCCTTGGTAACCTTCTCTATTGAATCGCCAAGACCTCTTGATTTTACTGGAGTTCTTTTCATTTTTTCATTTTACAACCAAAGTTGTTAGCATAGTTAGCCATCTTGCGAACACTATCACTATACTTATCATCCTTGGCCTTCATGACTTTTGAAGCAGCTGCACATACGGACGTGCCGGGCATGTTCTTCTCTACCCATGCTGTAAACTTACCCTCGTTCTTCTTACTGATCGCAGGGAAAGCTCCTTTCTTTGTTCTGCCCTTAGCCATTAGCTACGGATTAATCTACCTAAGTGACCTTTTACACTTGATGGGTAATGCTTCTCATACCCCATAGAATGATCACCACCATAAGCGTGACCGTACTCTTTCTTGGACATTGCTTTTGATTCGTCTCTTCTGTCTTTCATAGACTGAGATTTAGCACCTTTGTGCTTCATGCCTAAAGACTCATCTAATCTTGCGTTATAACCTTGTTTCATTTTTTTAGTTTAATAGCTTGATCCCATTTTCTTTTCCATTCCGTAGCCTGGGTTGTCTACTTTCTTACCTCCCATAGTTTTTGCAAACTCTGCAGCCTGCGCTTTTCCTACTGCGTTGTAAGGGAATGTTTGCTTTTTCATTTTGCCCGAATCAGGACATGAATATGTTACAGTTGGCATATCTTATTTTTTTGTAAATATACTAATATTTTCCTTGCTTACTTTTTGGCGAGGACTTGGTCGATCCACCTTTACCTGCCCAAAGATTTTTACACGACCAATATCTTGCAGTTAGTTTACTCTTGGCAGTGCTGCACTTATGTCGTGCACGAAAGGACTTGCGAGCTGCCGCTGAGTAGTTATGACCATACCCGGTAGCACCAAAGTGGATCAGCTTCTCCTTTCCGCCTTCGCAACCCTTGACCATCTTCTTCTTTCCAGGGCGATCAGACTTCATGGGTCTATTGCAACTCATTTTTGTCTTACTTGCCATTACGTTGCTTTAGCTTGTATTACAATCCACTGCGTTCCATCAGACCAAACAGCACACCCATTAAACGACTTATTAATCGTGTAGCTTGATGCGCCATCTATAGTCTCTCCTACGGGAGCCGTTATCGCAATCTGATTGCTTGCGTCTACACTACTATTATTTACAAACCGAATCTTTCTGTAAGGTATAGCCAATGCGCTTGGTAGTGTATACACAAACGTTCCCGGACCACCGACCCAATCAAAGTCAACTATGTTTACATCCTCGGTAAGTGTTGCACTACCTCCCGGTGTGGCATTAACAAAAAGAGGCACAAGGCGTACTACCTCATTGTTCTCAATAAGAATATTAATTGCAGAAGCAAGAGCCTCTATCGTATAAGCATCTCTATTGGCGTTAGCCGTTGCCGAGCCCTTATTGACGGTATCTACTCCTGTAGCTACTCCATGAAACTTTGTCCCTGCAGGTATGGTTGCCATGATCTATGATGGTAGGTTTAACTTATTCTTTTTACGTTGACGAAGTCTTTTACGAGCTTCTCTTGGCGACAAACCGCCATCAACCAATCGCTTTACCTGCTCTCTTTTGCTTTCCTTGCCTTGTCCTACGACAAGACCCTGCTGAGCGGTTGATGTAACAGATTCTGATCCGCCAGTACCAGGACCAGGGCCATTTGTTTTTCTTCGTTTCATATTACTTAATTTTATCGGCTATAGCTGACCATAGCTTTGTAATAGAAACTCCTAACCCAATGCCTCCAATGACAGGAAGTCCTTTGGCGAATACAACAACAGCAATAACAGCAGCATAGCATGCCACGGCAATATCACTCATTAATAGATCTAAAACTTTTAATAGCTTACTCATAGTTTATCTTTTTGTAAATCGTTTAGTTACTCTTCCTGCAGCAGTGTTCGCCACAACAGTCTTTCTCGCACGTTTCTTTTTCCGTGCAGTCGCAGCACGTTCCGCTTTGCTCATGCTCTTTGCCTTCGCCATCGGAAGACAGCGGTCCGGGTTCTTCTTGTTCTTGCTCGTACCACAAGCGCCCAGTATAGAACCATCCGTCCCTATTCGTACCCAATTCTCCTCTCTCCATTTCTTAAGCTCTCCCATCTTTTTTCATCTTCGACTTAACTATCTCCTTCTGGAGTCGTGTCGGTAATTTTTGCTGCTTGGTTGTCAGATACCTCTCTATCTGAGCGTCTTTCATGCCCATGTCTGCATACTTAATCTTTTTCATTTCTTTTTAGTTTTAGCCATTGACTTGATCATTCGCTCAATCTTAGCTGCTTGC